GGGGTAAGGTACACTTGAGATGAAGTATGGGCAAATGCCTGAGGTAATCAAGGGTGGTTGTGAGTAGACATTGAGAAACAGTCTATCTGTAGTCGAAAGCTTGTGGGTGAGAAACTAATCCCACGCCTTTAGCGAATGTAACAAAGGAGGAAATATGTTACCACAAGAACTAATGTTTCAGGTACGTGAAGAACCTGTATATAACCAACATGGCTCAAGGCTAGATGGCTACAAGCAGTTGGTTAAAGACGAGAACAACGAACTGATTGCAGTTCACAAGAACACATACCGAGTCATATCACATGACACAGTATATGATAAAGCTAAAGATTTTCTAACAGATAACTTTGACACCAATGGTATGACTGAGGAACACAAATGGTCTAACCATGGTGCTGTAATGGCTACTAGATTCTCTTTACCAGAGTATCAGATACCATTCAAAGATACTTCTATTGGTCTAGAAGCTGTAGTATGGAACAGCTACAATGGTATGCGTTCATTTAGATTTGATCTAGGTTTCTACCTGTGGTTATGTCTTAATGGACTCAAGAATTCGGTATGGGATATCAGTTTGAATACTGCACACAAAGGTAGTGGTGAGATTAAACTAGCATTACCTGGTGGTTATGCAGCTCTTGATGGACTACAAACTGTATATAACTACATGACTAACTGGTTAGAAACACCAGTACAAGACTATGAATTATATAGTGAAATAGATAGATTGTGCTATCAGCCAACACGTACTGACAAGAGTCATGTCAATCAACAACATAGAAATTATATTGTAGATCAGTATGAAAACAATTATGCAAAGACATATGGACCTAATAAATTCAGTGCATATCAAGCAATTACACACTGGAGTACACATTATCCTAGCGATTCCGTAAATACTCGTTATGATAGAGAAAGGAAAGTGTCTAACATGGCTTGGTTTAGCCAAGCAGCGTAGAGATTAGATGGGAGTGCACTTCTTCATCTTATTCCTCCTCGTACTCCCATCCTTCAATCAATGAATCATGTAACTAAATTAACAAAGGAGAGCTTTGTGATAGAAAAATGTAAATCATGTAATAGAAAGTATACAAGGGCTATGCTTATAGATTTTCAACAAGCTAGATTTTGTATAAAATGTTTTAATAGGAGAGGATATGAAAACAAAAACAAGAATAGTTAAGAAACTATGGAAGGGTATGTATATTTCACTTAGAGATTACGAAATCCAACAAGCTATTGATAAGAACTACACTATCCAGGCAGTTCATAAAGGTGAAGTAATGATGCTTACACCATCAAGATTAAAAGATATTGATTTATCTATAGGAACTCCACAGAAATCAGTGTATAGTGGTAAGTCTTATAGACTAATAGATGTGAGGTGGAATCCATATGACAGATCAGATAAATCCGAGTCATTACAAGCAAGGAACAATTGAAACATATGATTTTATAATGGACAAAGAACTATCGTATCCTCTGGGTAATGTTGTGAAATATATTATAAGGCACAAACATAAAGGAGGAGTTGTAGATCTACAAAAAGCTATGTGGTATCTACAACGAGCAATAGATGACTACGATAGACGTTAAACTTTTAGTAAGAAAATTTGCAAGTGATAGTAAGCTACGTAATAGACCGAAGAAAAATTATAATATGTCCGATCCAATGCAACGTAAGCAGTGGTGGATTGATAAGGTTTGTTACTTTTGTTATCTCAAGCATGATAAAGAAACTGCCCAGGCATTACATATTGAGCTTACTAAACCGTATGTACATCCAACAGCCAAAGCTATGGCAAAAGAACTTTGGTCTGATAAGAAAAGATTTGACGAAATAATAACGAGGAGGACAAATGAATATACACAAGCAAAAGAAAGTTATAGACAGAAGTCAAGGAATCGGAGGAAGTGATGCTACTAAGATAGTAGCTGGTGATTGGAAAGATCTATACCTAGAAAAGAAAGGTCTAAAAGAAAATGAAGATCTATCTTTTGTACTACCAGTACAGCTAGGTATATATACCGAAGATTTCAATAGAGATTGGTTTGCTGCACAAACAGATATGCCAGTTAAAGAATGTGATTGGACACTCTTACACAATCCAGTAGATAAGAATGGAAGTAAGTGGATGATGGCTAATCTGGATGGTTTTGTATTAAACCAAGATCTTAAAACAATAGGTGTCTTTGAAGCAAAGCACGTACACGCATTTACTAAAGATGATTCTATACTAGAAAAATACTATGCACAGATACAGCACTATATGATTGTATCTAATTTACCACAAGCATGGTTATCTATTATCTTTGGTAATAATAAATGGAAGTCATTTCATGTACAAGCTGACAAGAAGTTTCAAAAGAAACTAATCAAAGCAGAGGAAATGTTTTGGCAACATATTATTAATGATGAAGAACCTGCTGATTATGTAGAGTTCAGTTCGATAGGAGGAACTAATGACTAACAAAAGATATTGGGATCAACTAAAAACTACTGATCCTAGATTTACTAAGAAGATTAACAAAGGCTTTGGTGAACTAACTACCATTGATCCAATGTACCAGATTATGAAGATGACTGAAGTATTCGGTCCATGTGGTATTGGATGGGGATGGGATTGTAAATACACGTACACAGATAGTATGGTATTTGCAGAGGTAACTATTTGGTTAGATTGTAAATCACAAAACTACGGACCTGTATCTTCTGTTCAATCATTACACAAAAGTAATGGTAAACTAGATGATGAATGTACTAAGAAAGCTATGACTGATGCACTCACTAAAGCATTATCTCATGTTGGTGTAAGTGCAGATGTATTCTTAGGTATGCATGACAACAGTAAGTATGTTGAAAAAGTCAAAGCAGATATAAAATCTAATGTAGATAAATCGAAAGTTAAGGAGGTTATATGAAGTGTATAAGAGCTGGACATTATCAAACAACTATAGCTTATGGGCATAGCCTAAACATTATAGTAAATATAGTGAAGGTAACGCCTAGGTTTCAGGACTCTGTTACTAAATGGAGGCTGACCATTGATGATACTCTTATCAAGAATCAACATAAATCTGATTGGGATTCTTACGCAACTGCTAAGAGGAAAGCTATTAGAATGTGTGAGAATCTACTAATGAATGACATCATTAGAAAGATTGAGAAGGCTTTTCCTAGACCAAAGGTAAAGTCAGATAACCTAGTAGAGTTAAGGAGGTAATATGATTAACAAAGTAATACTAGTAGGTAGATTGGGTGTCGATCCAGAGATCAAAGCTACCAGTAAAGGTGATGAATATGCTAACTTTAGTTTAGCTACATCAAAAAAGATCAAGACTAAAGATGGTACGTGGCAAGAAAAAACTACTTGGCACAAAATTACTACCTTTGATCCTAATCTAACAAATACTATCAAGAACTATGTATCTAAGGGTACTATGTTATATCTTGAAGGTGAAATAGATGTATCAGAATATACTGATTCTAATGGTAATAAAAAGTATAATACTTCTATCATTATACCAAGAGTCACTGGTATCATGAAGATGTTAGGTGGTAAAGGTGATGCTAAACAAGCACCTGCCAAAGACATTAATGATGATCTACCAGATGATCCAATACCATTTTAGTAAAGTTTAGTTGCTTTCACCCAGCAGCTAATTGGGTGGTGATACTTTCTTCAAGTGTTATCTCCGCAAAATAACTACTCCTAGTATTGCCACCCTATAAATGATAGAAAGAATTATGGATATGATAATCAAAGGAGAACTAGATCAACTTGTAGATACACTTAATGATTACAGTGTTTATCTCAAACAGTTCGGTTATGACACCGATACTATTTTTGCAGCATATGCCATCATGGCAGCTTCGCTATCAGGTAAAAAGATCAATAAAAATCAAACTACAGATGCTATTAAAGAACGTATGAAAGAACTTAGTGTTGTTCAAGCACGTGCTTCTGGTACAATTCACTAGCATATTCCACTGCATCAAAATTATGATGTTCCCAAAACCTATGTTCTGGTTTATACTTACCCCATGTCAGCTCT